GTCTTAGTGCGGGTTAGGTTATACTATAAATTATAAATGAATATGGAGAATTAAAATGATATTGGTAGATTTAAACCAAGTAATGATTTCTAACTTGATGATACAGGTTGGAGGTAATAAGGATGTTGATTTAGATGAGAATCTATTTCGTCATATGATACTTAATAGCTTGAGGTCCAATAGAACTAAATTTCATGATAAGTATGGTGAATTAGTTATATGTTGTGATGATAAGAACTTCTGGAGGAAACAAACTTTTCCTTACTATAAAGCTAACCGTAAAAAGAATAGAGAGCAATCAGGCATAAACTGGTCAAGTGTTTTCAATACACTTAATAAAGTAAGAGATGAGATTGAAACATTTTTTCCTTATAAAGTAATAAGAGTAGAGACTGCTGAAGCAGATGATGTTATTGGTACATTGGTTAAACATAATCATGATGAACCACTACTAATATTATCTGGTGATAAGGACTTTATTCAACTGCATAAATATCCTAAAGTGAAGCAATACGATCCTGTACATAAAAGGTGGCTTAGAGATAAGAACCCTAAAAGGTATTTGATTGAACATATAGCAAAAGGTGATAGGGGTGATGGTATACCTAACTTTATATCACCAGACGGATGCTTCGTTAATGGAATAAGACAGAAACCATTACGAGCTAAATACTTAGATAACCTCAAGGGTGATAATATTAACGACGTACAAGAAGCATTTGAGGACGAAGAATTAAAGCGCGGATGGATAAGAAATAGGTTGATAATAGACCTAGAGTATATTCCTGAAGGAATAGAAAAGCAGGTACTAAATAAGTTTGATACCCCTCAGAAGGGTAGAGACAAAATGTTTAACTATTTTATTACGCATAAACTGAAACATTTAATGGAAGATATAAGCGAGTTTTAAAAATGAGTGGAAATACAATAGGCATGGCTGAGGCCTTATCAGAAGCCCGTAAGACAAAAAATACTGTACTAAAAGTAGAAGCGTTACAAGCTCTACCACAAGCTACAAAAGATCATCTAGGTGGCATATTCCAACTAGCATACAACCCCCACATTTCATGGTTGCTGCCTCCTGGGACACCTCCATACAGACCTCTTGATGAGGATACAGACAGTGAAGGTAGATTGATAGTAGAGTTAAAAAACTTTTCATACTTTATTGCAAATGATGGTAAACCTGTTCAAGCTAAGATTGTACAAATGAGACGTGAATCTTTATTTGTACAAATTCTAGAATCAATTGAACCAGCTGACGCTGAGTTAGTTATTCAAATGAAAGAAAGAAATATTAAAGGTGTAAGTAAAGCTGTAGTTCAAAAAGCTTTCCCTGGCTTAGGACTGTAACATGCCGACATATAATTTTAGAGACAAAGAGACAGGCGAAGTCTCTGAAGAAATAATGAAGATGGCAGATAGAGAACCGTACTTGAAAACTAATCCTAATCTAGAACAGATATTAGAAATGCCTAGGATAGTTTCAGGTGTTGCTGGCGCCAGACATTCTGATGATAACTTTAAAGATGTACTTAGAAATATTAAGCACAAGCATCCAAAAGCTACATTTGATCCAGATGGCGATCCATCATAATGTTTCCTCATAAAGAAGATCTGGAATTCAATGACCTTAGTACTGTTACTTTAAATGGTAAAAGGCATTATGAAATACCCAATGGAGAAAAGTATCCGTCTGTAACTACAGTGACATCACTTGCTATTAAAGATGGCATTGTAGCATGGAGGAAAAGAGTTGGTGAAGCTGAGGCTAATAGAATAGCTGGCACGGCTTCTAGAAGAGGAACTAAGGTCCATAAGATATGTGAAGACTATCTTAACAACGTAGAGTTAGATTATGGATCTATAGAACCAATAAATCATTTCTTATTTAAACAGATCAAACCTATATTAGATATACGCCTACAAGAAGTGTATGGTTTAGAAGTGGCTTTGTATAGTAGATATCTTAGAGTAGCTGGTAGAGTAGATTTAGTTGGTATGTGGGACGGTAAAGTTTCTATCATTGATTTTAAAACATCTTCTAAAAGAAAGAAGCGTGACTGGATATCTAATTACTTTATGCAAGAGTCTGCTTATGCAGTTATGTTTGAAGATATGTTTAAGATACCTGTTAGCCAATTAGTAACTATAATTGCTGTTGAAAGTGATGAGCCTCAAGTGTTTGTAGAGAAGAGAGATGACTGGATAGGTGGCTTTGTTAAGTTGCGAGATCAATATGAGTCTCAGACAAAAACGGGCGCATACGCTTAATTAACTTACTATCTCCATTATGATAATAGTAAAACATATTAGATTTAGGTTTCCATTTATACCCTTCTTTTACAAAATTATTTTCATCTAGTTCTTTATCTTCAAGTCTAAAGTAATACACAAACTGTAATAAGTCTGATTTAGGATCAACTTGGAATATCATTCTCTTATCAAATACTAAATCTTGGAACCAACCATCCCATGCCTCTTTATGCTGTGTGTATACTGGAAAATGTTTCTTCTGGTATACAGCATTCAAAGCTCTCTTGTCTATATCTATAGACCACCACATAATTTTAAAACCTTTCTTCTTACACCACCACATTTGATTGGGAAGAAGTATTAAACCAAATGCAGTAGATCTATATTCTTTTAATACATGGAGTCTAACTACACGAGCAGCTACACTAGGATCACCTGTATAGTGACTAGCTTCAACGGCACTAAGACCAATTAACACATCATTCACATACACTAGCCATATCTGTCCCATAAATCCTTCAAGTTCAAACTTATCATGAGCAAGCGAATCGTTACCTTCTTTAAAAGATAACTCTCTAAACCTTTCAACATCTTGTTTGTATTGAGGCTGATAAGGTATTATTTTATGAGGAGGAATAAGTTTCATGTAAGTGCTATAGACTTGAAGTCCTCTTGTGTAGTGAATGTTGCTACCAGAGCAATTCTATCTTTATCACCATTGTGATATACTGCATGTTTGTATCCAGTATTTAAAAAGTATGCTGAGCCATCAGCATGTAAGTTATACTCTTGACGTTCTTTACCTACCCAGAAGACATTAGTAATACCGTCTGTGCCTTCTATTGGTATAATAACACGGCATGCGTATGATGGATCATAATCTATATGAGGTGATATCTCTTTACCTGGAAATAACTTATGAACTCTTACTCTTACTGCCTCGCCTTTAAATTGACTCTCAATAGCTTGTTCAAAATAGCTACCTTTATAATGTTCTAATTTATGGTTCCAATTGCCTTCATCAAAAGCAGGATGACTTATTTTATTATGTTTTGATTTATAATCGTGCTTGTAGTCATTGATGTTTGTTTTATCAATGGATGGATCTAATCCTGTTAATGCCACTTCTAAAAATTCATTAGAGTTCAAATCTTTTAGAAACTCTTGATTGTGAGCATCAGTAATACCTTCGTTCTCTTTAAACAAATTACGAAACATATGATCAAGAGTTTTATACTCTTGCTTTAATTTATCTATATTGAATTTAATACCTGGAAGTGGAACACATACCGGTAGATCTCTTTTACGTAACATTACCTATTCTCCTGATGATCTGGCCTCCAATATCAAGCTTGCCCCACTGTACTCTATCTTCGTGTTGGTGGTGAACTTGATGAAAGCCTTCTCCAGAAGTTAATAATCCTAATAGTGTATTGTTATGTGGTCGACCACTGTGGTGACCATATGTAAATATAAACGATCCTATAATTTTAGCTAAGCCAGCAGGAGCTAACCATGCATAAATTAATGCATAAGGATCAAGTACAACTAATATAATACCCCATAGTATAATAAACTCCCAATAATAATCAAATTGTATTTTACATGTACGGTCTCTTAACAAATGATGAGCATACTTAATTCTAGGTGCTCGTAAAGATTGCAAGAAGTAGCAATACAAATAACCTTTATGTGAAGGCGAATGGGGATCCCTTGGACTATCAACAAACTTATGATGTTCAATGTGCTGTGCCACCCATGCAATAGCAGGACCAACCATCATTATATGAGCAAAGAATAACATTACATATTCCCAAAACTTACTACATGTAAAATATCTATGAGACCAATAACGGTGATACCCCATAGTAATACCAAATGTCATAATACCAAAATACATTATGATACAAATAATCCATTGCCAACTTGTGGCATACATTATCATAGGTATAACAGATAGCTGGGCTATAAACTGACCTGTTAACATTGTTGTTGGTGTTGGTTTAAGCATACTGATATTTAGTCTTTCTTTGTGTTAAATATTTTATCAAAAGATAGATAAGCATTCTTAATTATTCTTCTATCCTTATTAGATAAAGCAATACCATCACCCATCAATTCCTGGAACATAACTACCATGTCTTGGTAGTAGTGAAGTATATCACCCTCTTCCCACGATTCTAAATTAATTTGTAATCTTGATGTTTGTTTTAAATACTCTTGCTCTTTTCCAAATGTTTGTGTACTAGTCATTTAATAAACCCTCCAACATTGCTTTCCATTGCATAGCTCTCACATCCCAGTTATAAAATCCATTAGTATATCTCTGTTGCATATTTAATCTATCTTGCATAAATTGTTGGTCTACAACTTTAACAGCCTCAACTAGATTTGATGCAAAATGGTTACAGTGGGCGTGATGGTCCTCATTTACAGGATACATCATAGTCCAATTAGCTGCTGTTTCTGGCAATGCAGCATATGCACTATGGACACAAAGTAAACCAGCTGACATAGCTTCTATGAGAGCTATACATGATGTCTCAGGCCAAATAGATGGGTACGCGAAGATGTGCATCTTCTCTAATTCTTTTTTCATATCTGCATTACTTAATGTCTGGTGATATGTTATATGGTCATGGCTTCTACAATCATCAAACAGCTTTATATATTCTTTATTTCTTTCTGGCCAGCCGTATATATTGAAGTCTGAATACACATGAAGATGTACAGGCTTCTTCATCTTACTAAAAACCTGTTTGTGTAATTCTTTGTATGTAGGGATAAGAAGTTCAAGACCTCTATGAGGTGTTGTATGATAACATATATTAATTACGTCATCAGGTTTCTTATGTTCTGGTATAGGATCAATAGCATTTTGCAACACTATACTTTTACTATATGGTACACTTAAATAGTTTCTAAATTGTTGGAGCTGCCAATGACTAACAAATACTAATTTTTTAAACTTTAGATCCTCTGCTTTTACATTTTTTAAATGTGTTGTCTCTGGATCGCCAGCTAGATCATGGTTCCATAGTATTGGAATACGATCAGGATCAATATCTCTTACTCGTGATGGTATAATTTGAAACTTATCCATCAGCTCTTTAGGTAGTCTCTCAAAAAGACCGTACTTCATTAACTCAGTACCACCCATTGCATTTTTATCTAACTCATTCTTTTCGATTCTGTCTTTCTTAGAATCTGTAATCTCAAAACTTACACTCATAAATTTAATCCATCTGTTCTGTATAATCTAATAAATTATCAAAGCCACCTACGCTCTTACCTTCTTCAGTAAATATTTGAGGATAAGTAAACATTGTTCTATCTAACTTCTCAGTTAGCTCTTTAATAGTATCAGCATTCTGTTCTTTAATAATATATTCAATGCCAAGTCTTTTTAACTCAGCTTTAGCCATATCACAATAGCCACAAGCTTCTCTAGTATATATAGTCCACTTTTTTAATGGTATATTCATCTTATAATCTCCTTAGCATTATCATTATATATCCCATGAATAATAAGATGATATCTATTCTTATTAGACTTGTTAACTATACAATGTTTGTGGCCTATATCAAGTATAAATCCTTTACCTGGTCTAAATGGAAGTACACCAATACCTTCCATAACAAATTCACAATTGATAGGTTGTGTCAAAGCAATATTCATTGGGCCAAATAATCTTTTATAATCACCACCGTCTGGTGTATCATTATGTGGCATAATATAACCGCCTGGTGCTACCTTCATTATTCTCACTCTACTAAATAATTTAAAAGGCAGTGTCTTTATAAGGTCTATAATATATGGGCAAGGTATATTTTCTATCCAATGATAATTAGCTTCTTCTTCTGTTTTAAAACCATAACGATCAAAGTGTTCTGTTTTATCTCTACTAATACCATGAAGTGTTAGAGAACTCCAACCTTCATGCGAATAACTATGAATCTTATCATTGGCTCTATGTGGTACAAATAGTGAATCAACTTTTTCTAACTCTTCCTCTACTCTTCTTTGATTCCAATTTGGAAAGGGA